AGCTCCAATCCGCTGGCATCAGCACCGACTAGCTTGTTACCCTTATCTACACCCCATAAGTCCCTACACTCTGGACCATACTCACTACCCGCATTAGGCACTTGCGCCATATTAGGACTCATGTGCGACATACGCCCTGTAATCGCGCCAATGGTTATCACCCTACCGTGTACCCTTCCTTTATCTGTTACCGCCTCTAGCCACGATGTGACCTGCGTAATCCGCTTCTGTAACATCATGTAGCGCAACACCATCGCCGCCTCTGGTAGATTAATCTTAGATAACACACTTTCATCCACCACTATAGAACCCATCTCTGTGAGCTTTGTAAACTTAACTCCCAGTAACATCAATCTATCTGCTACTTGTTGTCGGCTTCCGGGGTTAAAAGCTGTCACCTTCGTCTTTAACTGTTTACCTGTTTTCTCGCTTACTCTCTCTTGAACCAGTGGCGGAAATGTAAGTTGCAATTCACCCTCAATATCAGCCAGTTCACCTGACAATTTAGCCACCAATGCCTGAGCTTCTTGACTATTAAATTTGAAACCATGCTTTTCCTGCTTTCCTATTATGAATGCAACCTCGTGCTCTAAGTCCACACTCTCGCCCCAATCGCTCAACTCCTCTGATAACTTAGCATACAGCTCAACCGTTACAGCTACGTCTTGTTTGCAGTAGAAGCGGTTAAGGCTATCTACAGGGTCATCATAAGGTGCTGTACTCTTCTTGTCGTACTGTACCCCTTTCATCCAATGCCATATCCGTGAATACTCTACTTTGCGATTCCCAAGTCTTACGCCCCAAGCGCCGAGGCTGTGCCCGTTTTCTAGCGATGGATTGGCGAGTCTGCTCATCACTAACGTATCTCTCAACCGCTTCATGCCAACCCTCGTCCCCCAAACTCTGTTCAGTATAGGTGCATCGAATCCTATTAAGTTGTGCCCTACTATCGTGTCTGCCTTGTTTAGCAAGGGTGTTAATGTAGTTGATGACGTGTGACATATGTATTCATCTGTCTCGCTGTTATGTGTGTAGCAAAGCCATATTTTGTTATGACTACTATCCGTCTCTATGTCCAGTGTAAGTACCATTATAACTTCTCAAGTTCAATCTCCACTAGTTTAGCATAACCACCAACATCATGCCAACTGTCAGCATAGAATGGGTCGCCGTTCGCTATACGTGCTAGTTTGTTACAGATTAAATCTAAACTCTCTTGCATGTACGGCTCCATTATAACCCAACTAGGCGATGTACGCAACACATTCTTTAACAATTGTGATGTTTCTGCCACCTCTTTATACTCACCATAGCGCTTACCGCGTGTATCTAATGTTTCTTGTATGTCGTTCATCTGTTCCACATCTCTTTCATTTTAAGTTCATGCTCTGCTAACTCTCGCTTGCGTTCCTCTTCATCTATCCGTATGTCGAATATCTTGTCAGCTAACAACGCCCTCTCTAGCTGTGTTAGCGGCGGATATCGTGTGTTATCACTCATGTTCGTACATCGCTCTAACCAAATGATAGAACTTAATCAACTCTTTGTCATACTTACAAGCCCAGTCCACTACCTCACCCTCCGGCTTGTAACTCTCATCCTGCCACATACAAAACCCAGCCTCTTCAGCAAGGTCTTTAATCTCCTCTGTGAACTCTGGGTCAGCTTCATAATCAGGCGCTAGATACTTAGCTTCACTAATACCTGCTTTTATTGCAGTGAGTATACCTAACCGCGTTAAGGCTACTACTGCCTCTGGTGGAAAGTCAAACTGGTAGACAGCACTGCCATCCACATTATCACGTAATAGGGTTACGTTGCCCGTTCCTTCATCATTCATTTATATATCCTTAAAAATAGTCAATAATAATACTAATAGCGTTTATTCGTTTTTTAATCTCTATAATGTCTTTTTTCTTGTCTAGATCAAAGATGGCGCCCCCTTTGTTTTGTTTTCTATGAGATAAAGCATGCTGTAAGTTTGCTAATATCCCCTGTAAGTTGGAAACAGTAATCTTATCTGCATCATCATCACATATTGTTAATCTAAAGTCCATAAGTCACCTTCTCTTTTGCACCAGACAGCTTTGCCATCTTTGTTAATAAATCATTCAACGGCTCCAACATCATAACCCTACAGCAGCTAAGTGTAATTGGGCTGAACTCAGTACCGCTATCACTCTCTTCCACTCTGTTTAAATACTTATCAAAGAGTTCTTTAACAAGACCTTGCAGTATTAAAGCATTCTTTTCATTACGCATCTCAGCGCCTATCTCTTCATAGTCCATCACCTCACCACTCACTTTCATCAGCAACATTGACAGTCATCGTAGTACAGAGACCATTGTATACTGTCAGCCAACTCATTGTTATGATAGACCCGATACCTGAGCTGCTATCACATTCAATGGTTATTGAAGTGACGATGTTGTTTAGTTCTACAACCTCGTTAATCTTTTCTACAGCACTAGGTAACAGTGTTATTTTACTCATAGTTCTTCTCCTTTACTTTAACTTCAATGGCGTGTAAAGTTGATGCGGCAATTCTATAAAACCCAACCGTTGTTTCTGGGTACCATTGTAACACCCAAACGTTATCCTCAACTACAGCCTTGCCCCATTCATCTGGCGACACGAAGTCTTTAGCGTCATAAAACTGGTCGACTGTTTCGTCAACACCCCGGTGCTCATTGTGTTTAAGATGTAGGTCGTACTTGTGTTCTGGTAGCCAATTCATTTGTTCTTCTCCTTTAATTTGGCTTCAACAATTGCCGCAACATCAGCAAACGTAAAGTCATTGACGATACACGGCACACGAGAACGCATTGAGTCGTAGTCTTCTGGTGTTAACCCAACCCAAGGCTTGTGTGCTTCCGGCGGTGCACCTTCATACATATCTTTGACGGAAACAAGGTCGCTGCTCATGTGTTATTCCTCGCTCTTATATTGTCGCCATAATCGGTGTGATGTTCGCTGTATTCTTTCCAGCGTTGCTTATCCAGCTCATCACACACCTTTGCACACGCCTCACGCTCCCCATTCACTGCTTTGTCAATCTGCTTGAGCCAAAACTCGGAGTGCTTGTTGCTGTAGTCGCTCCTGACGAGTTCGGCAAAGTGTTCGAAATACTGCTCGCGCAACAACAGGCCGCTCCGCCCCCTACAAAATGCACCAGCCTCCTGCGCCATTGCAATAACTTTTTCTATGCTCATGTGTTCTTCTCCTCTTGGTAAAACTCAGCTTGGTCTTCTTTGTCCATCTCAGCAAAGGTCTGAAAGTGGTTCTCACCGCAACAGTGAAACCGCACCTTCTCTTGTCCGCAGTAGCAACAGTATTGCGTGTCGTCTGCTAATAGTTCTTCTTGTGTCATATGGTACTCGTTGCTTTGTCAGCTACAAAATCGTGGTTAAAGTGTTCTCTAAGCGCATCAAGCGCAAGGTTACGGTGAACTTGATATCGTATCATGGGTCTCATTACCGTATAACACTCATTAATAAGTAACACAGCAAACTTTATCTGCGCCACTGACCAGCAAGTAGTGTCAAAACTATTTAATTCTACATTAATCAGTTTAGCTTCAATAGCTAATTCTTTAAGTCGCTCATTCAAAATAACGCCTCCTGTGTGCACTCAATTAACAAACCCATCCTGATTTGCCTAGCCCTATTGATAACCCACAAAGGTCGAGCACCAAAAGGGTTTAAGCATTTACCAGTCTTCGAGCAATAGCCATACTTTTCTAATTTCATAGTGGTTCATCCGATAACAATGTTGTTTCACTCAGTATACCATTCTTTTGGTCATAGAGCAAGCCAAATTTCATACCTGTTGCACGCCCCGTAAACCTATCTTTAAGCACCCTAAAGGTAGTTGTTTGACGCTTTATAGGGTCTTCCTCTTGCTTGTTACGCTCTAAGCCAAACATGTAATGACTCCATCGTGCAATAGACCTACTACCCGTGAAGTGCTTCTCCATTACCCGACCCCCTTCTTCGTGGGGCTTGCCATCAGGCGTGGTTAAGTGGCTAATGAAGTGAATGATAACACCCAGCTCCTGCGCCAACCCTGCCATATCCGCCATAATCCCGTCTAGTGCCCTACGCTCGTCTTGCTCGTTCGCTGACAAGGCTGTTAGGTGGTCTAAATAGATATGCTCGATGTCATATGCTTTGTTAAAGTATTTGATGATGCCTTTAATAGTCTTCCAATCCATCGTGCCGAAGTGCTCCATCATGTACAACTGATCACGTTCTTCTAGTGTATCAATCGACTTAACATACTGATCTCTAGTCCACGCCCCATCCGGTATGTGATACAGCTTCTTATCCAACTTACCCATCACACGTTGCGCGGTTTCGACCACGTTCTGCTCTAAATAAATAACACCTACCTTCAACCCTAACACATCAATGTCATATGCTATTTGCTGTGTGAAGATATCTGTCTTACCAACCCCGACACCTGCACCAAAGCCAAACAACTCACCCTTACGCCGCCCATACGTCAACTCAGTCAGTGTAGGAAAGCACCACGGTACACCGGCAATAGGAGGCATCAGGAGGCGGTCGCGAATGTCCGCCATAGTAACGATACCTTCAGGCTTGTAACGCTCACTCTCGTACCACGCTGCAACAAAGTCAGCTTCACGCCTTCCAACCAACCAATCGCACGCATCTTTGAACCCGTTGCCATGCTTCATTACACGTGCTTTACTTCCGAATAACTCAGCCACCTCCGCTGCCGCTTTCCGACCTGCCTCATCCGCATCGAAGCTAATCACTACCGTCTCAAACGAATCTAACCATTTGAAATGTTGTTTGCAATCTGACAATGCGCTTTGCGCTCCGGTTCGAACTGACACAACCGGCGTATTAAGCATTTGGTATGCAGCCATCGCATCGAACTCTCCTTCAGTGATTGTAATTACTTTGCCTTCTTTAGAAAATAATTGCTGACCGAACAAAAGTACGCTTTCTTTCTCACCTTCAAACCACATCTTCTTCTCAGGTGTTCTTATCTTCTGTGCCGCCACATCTCCGTCCAAGTTGTAGTAAGGGTAGATAGTCAAAGTACTTGTTTGAGTAACATTATACTTATCTGCCGTAGCTAACGATAACCTTCTATCCTTAAACCCCCCTACAAAGGCATCAGGACGCTCCTTGTTGGGCTTGGCTACCTTAGTTGAGGGGGTAGGTAGGGTAACGCTGTTTAAATCGTTAGAAGGCCTCGCATAGGCTCCGCATTTAAAGCACTTGGTCGAGCCATCTAAGTTAACTGCAAGGGCATCACTGCTATTGCACGCCTGACAGGGTTGATGTATCTTGTCGTAATTCATAACCTATGCCTCATAGTTGTCTGTTAAAACCTGCATGGCCTCTAGCTCAGGGATCGTTAAAGACCTAGCTTGCTTGCCGGTAGCGTAGAGCTCGACTAGGAAGTCCCCAAAACCAAACATCTCAATTGCTTGTTTTGCGTCTGCCATGTAAGAGTAATACAAGTACTCAGCGTCTAGTAATTCATCGTTCATAGTTTACTTAGTCCTATTGGGTTTATGGGGAACTCTAACGTCCAGACTACGGAGTCTAGCAACTTAATCATAACTAGTCTCTATATAGTCAGCAAAATCTGTGCCAGTTTCTGCCGCTAAGTCTTCGCGGATGAGAACAGGGATGTCTTCTTGTACTGTTGAATAGCACTTTAGACACATGTCAGTGTAGTCGTCAGTACTAATTGACTTCATGGTGGATTCCATTGGTGTTAGAATCACATTGCAACAAATGCAGCGCATAGTGTAGTCCTTTGATGTATAGTTTTATTAAGAGTCTCTCGTAAGGCTTGTTGCCACTACGAAAGACAAACCTATTGTAACATAGGTTAAGATTATTTTCAAGATTTTACCTTGACAATTACGAAGATGTCGGGGTCGTTATTGAGGTCTAACCAATCGCGGCACATCATACGTTCAAGACTGCGGTAGACAACAAGCCTACTCCAACGGCATTGGATTTCATACATAGCACTCACCTCCTGTAGTTACACTCAAAATAGTGGAACGGTTAATCGACCGGTACGCTTGTTTTTGCATATCGAATATAGTAATGTAGGTTTCTGGATTGAGAGTGCTCTTGCCCCCTTTGAGGTAGGAGGTTACGCCTAACCGCCCTACTATCTTGCGTGTCGTGCCGTCCTTCTTGACGAACGAGCATGCAACAATGCGACCACAGCTTTTTAGAATCAATTCATCTAACATATGAGTTTTCCTTCTCGTTTTCAATAATACGCTGGACATCATGAAACAGCGTGACAGCCGCGTGACCCTCAACATCTCCTGACATGCTAGTGTAGTCACCACGCTCGATTGTAAGTCGCACACCATTCATGTCTGGGTTATGTTTCAAAGCCCAGTCAATGTGTTGCTGCACTTTCTGTAGCACACTAGCTGTAGCATCATATTCAATAGTTAAAATCATATCAGTCCCCGTTAAAGGCAACAGCGCCCAGGCAAGCCCACACTACATAGGCTTGGCTTGGTGTTGTTAGAAGTTGTCTTGTAGCTCCTCTGTTAAGTAGTCTACCACATGGTCAGCAAGCAGTTCTGATATGTCTTGTGTGCTTCCCACGATGTAGATGCCGGAGATGTCTACCGCACCTCTAAACCCCACCTCATCTTCAGGCTGTTGCACATCGTAGAAGACTTGGAAATCTACGCCCTCATAAGTTAGTATTGCTTTCATCATGTACCCTTTATTTTACTAGAACGTCAAACCAAGAAGCTAATAACCAGACACCTAATCCGATTATGAGTAGGTAGGCGCAAGCGTTTGTCAACCAATTTAATACAGCGTTCATTATAATTCCAATCTAGGACAGTGGCAAAGTTACCAGTGAAACCCTCACAAGTTGTAAGGGCTTCTATGGTCACTCTACGGCTGTAATAACATAATTACGCATCTCTTGTGTTTCATCCCATGTGAGAATACCACACTCTAGGTACGCTTCACGCATGGCATAGTATCTTGTCTCAGCTCTTACGTGCTCGTCATGTGCAGTGTCACTATCAATGTGCATTATCCAAGCCACTTGAGCCTTTAACTTTGCTGTAGTGAGGTTGATAAGGGCTTGTTCTTTACTGATTGTCATGATGTTACCTGTCTGGTTAAGGAGCCTTGCAATGTTGCTTGGCATGACTCTATTATGGAGTAGTTATCGAGGTTGTCAACAACTATTTACTAGGTGTTTTCCCTTGTGGTATAAATACAACACTAGAGCTTGAGTGTCTAGTAAGTACCTCTCTGTATTAGCTGTCATGTGTCTGTTCAAGTGTCTATATAGGTGTCTGTCAAGTGTCTATCAAGTGTCTATATAGGCACCCAACTTTGTACCCACACTAAGCAATTATCGTGCCAGCTGAGCAGCGAGACAGGCTAAGCAAGTTCCGTACCAATCAAGAATCATGCCAACCCCAAGCACTAGCAAGTTCCGTACCAATCAAGAATCATGCCAACTCTTCAGGCTTATATGCGTCTATGCTTATATAACCATACACTGATATTCAAGCTAAGCAAGAACCGTGCCATCAGAATATGCGTATATGCTAATATAGCTATATAACCATGAAGGGGCGGGGGAGGGGAACTCGTCGGTGTAATTATTGTAGTACCCGCCCAGATACAAAATAGTAGAAAAGACGGAACAGATACAAAATAGGGTCAATATAGGGTTTAATTAGGGACAGATCAGACAACCCCTATATAGACGAAGTAGGTTGATAACACACGATAAAACCCCTGCTGTGGATAACCTGTGAATAACTAGTATTGCTGAGGACTAACCTATCACCAGTCGAGATCGTTGACTAGTAAGTTGAGTTGTTGACGGTTGCGTCT